CCCGATAAACTTCCTGTTTTTCCTCAATGGTTCTTTACTGCAAGACTTGGGCAACCAAGACAAATAAACTTTAACGAGATTAGAAGTTTCGCTAAATCTCCTTGGGTTCAGATGGTATTGAACACTATCAAGAAAGAGGTTTCTATAATTAACTGGGATGTTGTTAAGACAGATATTAACGATGAAACAGATTATACTGAAGATATTAAAAAAGTTAAAGATTTCTTAAACAATGTAAATACTGACATGTGGGACATTGTTGACATGGTTGATCCATCAATAACTGATATTGGTGAAATCGATGCAGCTGCATGGGTTAAAGTTTATACTCGTGATTCCTACAATATAACAACGGTTGATTTGTTAGACGATTTTGGAAGAGTTAAAAGTAAAGAAGAGCAATTAGATTTGAAGCCCTTTGGTAAAAGGACTTTAACAGAACTTAGACTTGCAGACTCTGCAACAGTATTAAAACAGATTGATATTTATAGACGTTTGCAAGCTTATTTTCAATATTCATTCAAGAATCCAAGAGTAGCACCTATTAAGTTTCATCCTGATGAAATGTGTTATATGTACATGAACAAGAAATCATATAGTATTTATGGTAGTTCACCAGTACAAGCGATTCAACAAGTATTAGAAATCCTTATCCAATCTACTAGATGGAATAAAGAGTTTTATAAAAACAATGCAATCCCTGACGGTATCATTGGTCTTGAAGGAGCTAATCCTGAAAGTATGAGGAAGTTTAAACAATCATGGTTAAAAGAAACTAAAGGTAAAGCACATAAATTATTATTCCATAATACTAAAGCAAACTTCGCATCATTAGTTGGTTCAGCTCGTGACATGGAATGGTTAGAAGGTCAGAAATGGTATTTCCATTTAGTGTTCGGGGTATTTGGTGTATCACCAACAGAGGCAGGATTCTTTGAAGTCGCTAACCGTTCAACACAGGAAGGTCAAGAACGTATCACAGTTAAGAACGCAATCAAACCTTATTTAAAAGTATTCGAGAAAGCTATCACAAGAAACATAATAAAAGAAATTCTACAGAAAGAAGAGATTGGTATTGAGTTTAAATATATGCCAAAGGACCATTCAGAAGAAGAAATTGAGTTCACACAGTCAATGCAAGAGTTAGATCATAACACTTTAACAATTAATGAGTATAGAAGATTAAGAGGCCGTGATCCTGTTGAATGGGGAGAAGAACCTATACAACAAGCAGCTCCTGAAAACTTAATGACTGATGAGGAACCTGAAGAGGAAAAAGATCCTGAAGAAAATAAGATGATACCTTATTCAAAGGCTTTTGAGGCTTTCATGGTGAAATAGGATGATAAATAACCCTAAACCTACAACTCATGTACCATTAGATAATGTTAAACAAGATACAGTACAATGGGACGCTGAAGCTCATAGAGTGTTTGAAGTTGAATACACATTTAACGAATTTCAGGACATGTACAAGAAGCATAAGTTAGATAATAGGACAAAGATCCCTATCTTACATTACTTTGAAGATGATACTATGTTTGTAATGTTATTCAGAAATAAAGATGGTGTTGATACGTATACTATTGTAGAAAAAAGCACTATAAGAGCATTCGGACAAGTTTATGATGAAGATTCATCACAAGCATTGGAAGATTTTAAAATTAATTATCTTAATAACGGGATTAATATATTAAGTAATCCTATTGATATGTCACAGGCTGAGATGTCAGAAATAACATCTGAGCCATTAACTAAAACAGTCATTGACCCAGGAGAAGAGGTTATTGACGAATCCAAAGATTACGCTGAGTTCATGAGTAGGACCATTAAAGGTTGGGAATCTACTGTTTTAAAGGGAATCGACAATATTGATAAAAGTGTGTATACGAAAAAGACCTTTGGCGAATTTCTATCTCAGATGATGAATACCGTGAACTCTCTTCCTTTTATGAAAGATTTAAAACGATATGTTAAATCATCATTTATTGAAGGTATTGAAAAAGGTGAGAATGAAACAGGAGTTCAAGTTGGATTTAGTGCAGCTTCAGATGATAAAGTTAAAGCTTTACAACATCAAGAATTGAACGGTTACACGTTACCTGATGGTAAGAAGTGGCATGGAATTAAAGGTGCTACTAAAGAAATGCAATTTAATATTTTAAAGTCTGTTCAAGAAGGGGTTAAGGATAAGAAGACTAAAGAAGATATTAAGAAAGATGTTAAGAAAATATTTAAGACAGCATCGGATTCAAGTGCGGACAGGATAGCAAGAACAGAGACAACACGATTCTTATCTGAAGGTGAACTCACATCATTTAAAGAATGTGGGCTTGAAGGATTTAAAGTTTGGAGAGCTGTTAATGATAGTTCAACATCAACGGAATGTAGAAAGTTAAGTGGAACTAAAGCTGAATATGATGATCCGTTCTTTGATACAAAGGGCGTAGCTCATAATTATCCACCACAACATCCGAATTGTCGTTGTGTGCTTGAATGGTCCCCGAAATAATAGTATATAAATAGTAAATAATCTAAAAGTGATATTATGGAAAAGAAAATAGAAATGTTTCAAACATTAATGAAATCTGGTACAGGTGGGTATAGAGCTGTTTTAAGTAATAACTCAATTGACCGAGATGGAGAAATTGTAGGAACTAAAGCACTTGAGAAAGTTGCAAACTTACAATTAAACAAAGTACCGATTCTACTTAATCATGATAATAAGATTGAGAACCTAGTAGGAGAATGGGTAAATAGACGTATGGAGACAATTGATGGTCATTCAGCTTTCGTAGCAGAACCTAAATTCTATATGTCAAGCCCTAAAGCTAAATTCATTAAAGGATTACTTGATGATGGAGCTGAATGCGGTATTAGCATTGGTGCAATAGTAAAAAGCACTGAAGTTGAAAAAATTAACAATCAGGACGTAACTGTTTATACTGATATTGAATTACTTGAAGCAAGTTTCGTAGCTATTCCGAGTAATAGACACGGAGCAGCTATGGCAGTTGCAAAGAGTTTTAATAACAAGATGGAGGCATCAAAAATGGACGAAGAATTAACAAAAGAATTCGAATCTAAGATTGAGGCTTTGGAGAAATCTATAACTGAAAAGGACTCCCAAATTGAATCTTTAACAAAAGAAGCAGAAGTACCTGCTGAAGTTGTAGAAGAAGAAGTAGTCGAAGAAGTTAAAGAAGAAACTAAAGAATTCGAATCAAAGATTGCAGCACTTGAAGAAGAAGTTGCAGAATTGAAAAAAGTACCTGTTGATAAAGGAAATTTAGAAACAGTAGAAGAAAAGACTGAAGAAGCTATAAAAGCAGCTGAAGTTGAAGAAGCAATGACTAAAGGTTATTTGCCAGTTATGAGAGGTAACTAAGATGAATACAATGTTTAAAGGTATGCCACATGATTTCACTGTGGACAAAGCATTTGAAGATAGTTTCTCTGGATCACTTACATTATCTAAAGATCAGTTTGATGGTGAAAGTGCAGAATACTATAACCCAATGCAAAGAGTAGATAAGAAAAACGATATTAAGAATCATATGATTTCCAAAATCGATACACAAACTGGTGGAGCAGGTACTCCAGGTACAGCTTTAATTCCCGTATATGTTGACAATGTTATTGTTGATAGAACTATCAGAGAAGCACCATTCAGAAACGTAACTCCTAGAAGAGCAATCAAAGGTCAAACTTATGATTACATTCCTCTAACTAGTAAAGGCGGAGCAGCATGGGCAGCAGAGAATGCAGCAATCGCATCTCAAGTTGATGTATATGACAGAGTTTCTGTTAATATTAAATACTTATACGCTAAAGGAACAGTCTCAGGACCATCCATTGCAAGTATGAGAGGATTCATTGACCCTTCACAATTAGATTTAAGTGTTAAAACTGCATCCATTATCGAAGCAGAAGAAGACGCATTAATCAATGGAGACGCTTCAACTAACCCTGAAGAGCCAAGTGGAGCAATCGTTAGTATAACTACTAACACAACTAACTTATCAGGTGGATTACCAACATTAGCTGGTATGAGAGCAGAGTTTGCAACTTCATATAACGCAAATGGTCAAGTTAGTTTAGCAATCACTGACGCAACAACTCACAACTACATTAAAGGTCTTTTATTAGACATCCAAAGAAACGTAGAAAACCCTTCTGAATCCGTAATGGGCTTCGGTATTCCAGGTGCTTTCGATTTCGATGGTGTAATGTTTATCAAGGATAAATTCATGCCAACAACTGGAAGCGGAAAAAGAATCCTATTCTTAGACATGAGGTACATCTTTATGGCAGTTCTTCAAGATTTAACTTACGAAGAAAAAGCAAGCGAGTTTGATTCAGCAGTTTATATGTTAAAAGAATATATAACACCAGTCTTTACTTTTGAGGCTTCTAGCACTCAAATGTACGGTATACTTTAAGGAGGTATGACAAATGACAGCAGTAGTAGAAACATTTAGGAAAATTATGATAGCAGGTGGCCTTAAAGTCATCAATATCAAAACATCATCAGCATGTGCAACAGGTCATACTATCGACCTTAACTCAGATGCTACAGATGCAAAAGGCGTTGCAATGACTGAAATCTTAAACACAGTAGTTCAAGATGATGTAGGTACAACTAAGTTAGCAAGTCATGACCCAGCAACTGGAATCATAACTATGGGAACTTTAACTACAGGTATTCACAACGTAACTGTAATTGGATATTAATCCTTTTACTTTTTTTCATTTTTTATATGGAGGTATAAAACATGGCAGCAGCAACAGTATCAGATAGAATCGAAACACGAGAACCAGATAGAGAAGTTCGTGTATTAACAATTTCAGATGGTGAAACTTATACATCAGAAAAATTCGCAACAATCAGAGCAGTAAATTTTTCATTTAACGAAGACATGGCAACATTAGCAGTTGTTCCAGGTATTGCAATTAGTACAAATACTATTACATTCCATTGCACAGGTGTTAGTGATAAGAAAATTTGTGTTGAACTTATTGGTAAATTAGGTAACTAAAATGGTACAATTCAAAAAAGATAAAGAAGGTAACTTCTTTGTCGTTGGAGAAGAGAAGAAAGTTGTAGTTAAGAAAGAAGAACCAGTCAAAAAGAAACCATTCAAGAAGGTGAAGTAATTTGGCAGCAGGAGTAGCAACTATAGTTAGTTATACTGCAGGTGATGCAGTAGCAGCTAAAACAGCATTAGAATCTTTAGCACCAGCAGCAACTGATAAAGTTGTACAATGGCAACATAACAATTTAGTGTTTGTAGCAGCAATTACAACAGCTTAAAATGCCTAAAACACAAAGTGAGAGGATGGTAGTGATGGAGACTAAGATAATTAGCATAGAGAAGACGAATGAATCTCAAAATGTAATTTTAAAAAGTATAGAGAGTAAACTTGACCATGTGATTGAGTGTAAAGCAGATAAAGAAGAAGTAAATAAGATAAGAGATAAGATCAATTCAATCACTTATGGTTCAATGACCAGTTTAGTAATTTTATTAATAACAGCAGTAGGATTTTTATTACGATATACATTATTCAAGTGAGGATATAAAATGTACTTAGATTCAAAAGGTAACATAAATTTAAAAAGCAGATATAACATCTTAGGCGTTATAGATTGCACAGCAGCAAAGTTCTATGGAGACGGTTCTAATTTAACTAATCTTCCAGGGCTCGATGATCCAATGACTACACGAGGAGATATTATTTATCGTAATGCTTCTAATGTATCAGCTAGGTTTGCAGTAGGTA